TTCATTTGCTTTTAAAAGCTAATCACAAAGAAAAACGATTTAAAGGAATTGAATTAAAAGTAGGTTCTATTGTTACAAGCCGTGATTTATTAGCACGTGAAACTGGGTTGAGTAGTCAACAAATTAGAACTGCTTTAACTAAGTTAATTTCAACAAACGAAATAACCAGCGTTACAAGTTCGCAAGGTACTATTATTCAAATAGTTAGCTATGAAAAATACCAAGTACCAACCAACGAAATAACAAACGAGCAACCAACGAGCAACCAGCAATCAACCACTAACAATAATGTAAAGAAAGAAAAGAAGTTTATAATACCAACTTTTAATGATGTTTTGGAATATTGTATGCAAAACAATTTAGACGTTGATGGAGTAAAATTTATTAACTTTTACGAATCAAAAGGTTGGATGGTTGGTAAAAACAAAATGAAAGATTGGAAAGCTGCTATTCGAACTTGGGTAAAACCTAAACAACAAGTTGAAATTTCACCTGAAGAACTTAAAGCAATTAAACTCGGATTCCTAAAACCTAAACAATGATAACACAAGAAGGCGATTGCCTGCAATATCTTTTAGATTACAAAGACGGCAAAATAAAAGACGGATTGAAAATTGATTGTCATTTAGATGAGTACATTAGATTTAAACCTAACCAACTAAACATAATTCTCGGACACGATAACGTTGGGAAAACTTATTGGATAAATTGGTACTTCTTAACACTTGCACTTAAACACGATTTAAAGTTTTGCATTTGGAGTGGTGAAAATAAGAAAGCTACAATATTACGTGACTTGCTTCAGATGTATTATGGAATAAGATTTAAGGATTTAACCTATCAACAAATAAATTCAGGAATAACAATACTTGAACAGCAGTTTAAATTCATAAGCAATAAAAATCTTTACAAGCCAAATGAATTATTGAAGTTGTTTGAAGAAAGCGAATGCAACGTAGCTTTAATTGACCCATTCACCGGGTTAGATAGGCAAATGGATTTTCAAAGCAATTACAATTTCTTAAATACTTGTCGTGATTTCTGCAATAAGTTTGGAGTAACGATATACATAAACACGCATCCAAACAGCGAAAGCGGTAGAAGTGGTAACGTTTATCAAGATGGCGAATATAAAGGACATTTAAAAGCACCATTGAAAGACCATATCGAAGGTGGTAAAGCATTTTCAAATCGTTGTGATGACTTATTTGTTATTCATAGGTTAGTAAAACACGAAACAATGAAATATGTAACGTGGGTAAATGTTGAGAAAGTCAAAGATATGGATACGGGTGGTAAACACACAGCATTAAATGACCCTATTATGTTTGATTTTAATTCAGGCTTAGGATTTAAAGTTAATGGAGTTGACCCATTACAAAACGTAAGACCAAAAATGTCAAATAGTTTTCCAGCTAAACAACTACCTTTAATTGAACCCGATGTAGTTAACGGAAAAGAATTACTTTCGTTTAGCGAAAAGATGAAACAAAGTAAAGACGATGTTCCTTTTTGATTATTATAACAAGCAAAAACACGAATTATGGATGAATTGACAATTATAAAAGGCAAAGTGTTATTAGACACTACTTATTTAAAGATTAAAATTAGCCTTGAAGAAATTAAACAAAAACACGAACATAGAACCGATTTAATTAACTCAATGGAACGTAGTTTAGCAGACCTTCAAGAAGTAAAGATAAGTTACGATGCTATGGAAAAAGAACTAAGAACAGCAGTTCAATCGTCTTTTCGTTTAGAACGACTGCTTCAGGAAGAAAAATTTAAGGTTGAAGCCTTAAAAAAAGAATTAGAAATTAAGGGTATAGACTTATAATTATGAGTATTAAAGAAAAATATAAGGTTAAAAGCATTGATTCGTATATATGCAGAGAATGGTTATTAAAAAAACATTACGCTAAAAGAATCCCAAGTATTATTTATTCATTTGGATTATATAATTACGAAAATATATTGCAAGGTGTTTTAACATTTGGAATGCCTCCAAGTTCAACACTTGCAGAAAGTATTTGCGGAGAAAATTATAGTAAAATTGTATTAGAACTTAATCGATTAGTTGTAAATGATGGATTAGAAAAAAATGTATTAAGTTATTTTGTTTCAAATTGTTTAAAAATGATACCTAAACCAAATATTGTGGTATCGTTTAGTGATGCAAATATGGGACATAATGGATACATATATCAAGCGTGCAATTTTTTATATACTGGTGAAAGTTCAAATATTACAAAACTAATTGATAAAGATGGAAAGGAATTTCATTTTAGAAATATTGGACATTATCAAAAAAATAATCGATTAAAAGTTTCATTAATAAAAAGAAGATTAAACGAGCAAAATATTAATAAAATTGAAGTAGCTAAATATTTACGAAAATTTAAAGGTAATTATAAAGCAAAAGATTTAGATAAGATTTTTGGATATAAAGATACTTGTTCGCATTGGTTTAGAACTGATAAAGGTTTTAGTTATCCAAATATTGATGATTGGTTAAAATTAAAAGATATATTAAAATTTGATGATAGTTTGGATGATAAAATGTTATCATTTGAAATGATACCTGATAGTAATGAAATAATAAAAAAACTTGAATTAAATAAAATTGATATTTTACCAAAACATCGATATATTTTTATAAATGCTAATAAAAAAGATAAAAAAAGCATTATGAATAAATTAAAATTACAAATAAAAGAATATCCAAAAGGAAATAATAAAAAATATGATGCTTCATATATTACAAGCACTCAATTAAATTTATTTTGATATGCCACGCTGTAAAAACTGCAAAGAGAAATTTGAACCTATTAAATTCCTTCAAAAATACTGCTTAAAAGATGAATGCGTTCGTGTTTGGGTAGAATCCGAAAAGACGAAACAATGGAAAAAGACGAAAGCTAAAATGAAGAACGACTTAGAAACTATCCAAGAACTAATTAAAGCTACTCAGATAATTTTTAATAAATATATCAGATTACGAGATAAAGGTCAAGTTTGTATAAGCTGCCAAAAGAAACCATTAAAAGAAAATGCCGGTCATTACTTCAACGCAAATAACCATTGGAACGTTCGTTTTAATGAATTAAATGTTCATCTTCAATGCGAACATTGTAACACCTATTTAAGTGGAAACCTAATCGAATATCGCAAAGGATTAATTAACAAGATAGGAGAAGAACAATTAACACTTTTGGAATCGGAAGGTCATAAAACACGGAAATTCACAAAGGACGAGTTAAAGGAAATAATTAATACCTATAAAAAAAAGACAAAAGAATTGTAGTTATATTAAAAAATATAGTTACTTTTGAACCAACAATTAAAATTTAAATTATGAATTATAAAGAATTAAATGGATGTTCGATTAGGGATGGCTTTAATAAGTTTAATAAAGAAAACCCACATATTTTTGAAGCATTTGAAGAACAAGCGTTAAAAGCTATAAACAAGGGTAGAAAAAAAATAAGTTCAAAACTTATTATTAATTGGATAAGGTGGAATGAATTTTTAAGGAGTTCAGACCAAAACTTTAGAATAAACGATGCTTATCAGTCATATTATGCAAGGTATTTTGTAGAAAAATACCCAGAATATTTTGATGTTTTTGAATTTAGAAAATTAAGAAACGAAGAAGAAGGAGCATATATGAATGTAGATGAAAACGGTCAAATATCTTTTTTTTAATATTTTTTTGTTTTTTAGTTTTATATCAAAAAGAATAACTATATTTGTGAACGTTAAACATTTAATTTATTTATTATGAAAAAGTTATTAGAAATTCAGGCAGAATTAAAATGTCCAAAAGGAAGTTTAAACAAGTTCGGTAATTACAAGTATCGTAGTGCTGAACAAATTTTAGAATCCGTTAAACCTATTTTACTAAAACACGGAGCTACATTAATTCTTAGTGATAGTATTGAACAAGTAGGCAACAAGCTATTTTTAAAAGCAACGGCAACTTTAAAATGCGAAGGTGGAATAGCAGAAGTTTTAGGATGGGCAGAACTTGGAGAACACAAAGGAATGTCAAGCGAACAATGTACAGGCACAGCTTCAAGTTACGCTCGTAAATATGCTTTAAATGGTTTGTTCTTAATTGATGAAACTGAAAGCGACCCTGATTCAAAAAACAACAAGAAAGCTGAAAAAATAGATAATGAACGTTTTGAAAAAGCAGTTGAAGCAATACGTAACGGGGAATTTAGTATTGAACAGCTACAAGCGAAGTTTGAATTAACTGAATTACAACAAAAAGCACTTTTATTGCTATGAAAATACGAGCTTCACAATTAGGAAAATTAATGACTTCACCCAAAACAAAGGGTGAGGTCTTATCTAAAACCACAAAAACTTACATTCAAGAACTTGCAATAGAACATAAATACGGAATCCGTAAGGAGTTTTGGAGCAGGTATACGGACAAAGGTAATGAAGTAGAAGACGAAGGGATTGAACTTGTTAACGATGTTCTTGATTTAGGCTTCATTTACAAAAATGACGAGAATCTAACCAACGATTATTTAACAGGAACCCCCGATGTAAACACGAATGAAATTCTTTTAGACGTAAAATGTTCTTGGGATGCTACAACGTTTCCTTTTTTTGAAACCGAAGTGCCTAACAAAGATTATTACTACCAATTACAAGGTTACTTATGGTTATCAGGAAAAGACGAAGCATTACTTTGTTACTGCTTAGTAAATACACCATTTCAAATCGTAGAAGATGAGGTTAGACGTGAACACTGGAAGCAAGGGTTAATTGATGAAAGTTTAGACGTAAGAGATTTTGTTCAGAAGAAACATAACTTTGACCACATACCAAAAGAAAAGCGAGTGAAGGTCTTTAAAATAGCAAAAGACGAAAGCGTAA